GACCCGTTCTGGCCTTGCCGGTCAGTGAGCAAACAGCCGGGGCAGTACCGGCGGCTTCCACCAAATTCACCGATCACGCAAGGAACCCCACAACGCAAAAAGCCCGCCACCGAATGAACGGGGCGGGCTTTGTCGTTGGCAGGGGATGCCGTGTTATCGTCAAGTTTCAGTGAAACGCGATGGATACTCTCCGTTTTGGTATCGCCGCTGATCCGCGCGGCCCGGTCGTTACATCGGCGCTCCGAGCGTCATTCGATTTTCGGGCGCAATCACTTTATTCCGTGGCTTGGTCGCAACCAGCCGACCGTGCAACTTGTGGGGCATGGCAACAGTTGCGCACTTCAAAGGCGTCGTCGTCACTACTGCCCAATTCCCGCCTTTGCCCATGAATAGCTCAACCATATTCCCGGCGTCGTCTAGGCCCCATGATTTGAGGCTGAGACCGTGCTCAACATTGAGATACGCGGCAACGTGGACGCGGGGGAAACATTCCGCATTGGCTTGGGACGCTGCGACTACCGCGATGGCAGCCGCAATGATCGAGATAGTGGGCGCATGAGGTTTCCTTTCATGGCTTCCAGCCGCAGATATTTCCACCGGCCAGATTGTGGCTCAGTATCTGGTTCGCGGTGCCATCCGTCAACACGTCATTGACGCTTGGCCGGATCGGCTCGCTCCAGCACTCACTTGGGATTGTCGCGCATCCACTCAGTAAGCTGCTTGTCACGAGTATCGGCATCCATTTGATCAACTTCATGTTCGATTTCCCCTCTTTTGAGACGGTTTTTCAGATTGCGGTTTTCGGCCTTGCGTTTCTCAGCGCTCTGCCCGCCGCGCCGCGCTGCGAACAATGCCGCGATAATGGCCAGCGCCCCGGCGATGTAGGGGGCAAGCCCGCTTGTGATGAAATCAAGGAGAAGGCCCATCAGCCCATCGCCCCGCGCAGTCCAATCCCGGCCAAGCCCATGTTGATCAGCACGGGCGCGCTCATGCCGGTGCCGGTACGGATGGCGTCGGCGATGCCCACGGCCCCGTGCAGCCCGTCAGTTGCAAGAAACAGACCGGCGATCAAGGGCGCGACTGATGCCCACCACGTCAGCGATCCGGGCTTAAAATACTTGCGTGTCATTTCGCTTTCCTTCCGAACAGTGCCGCGATGATTGCCATGATTGCCGCCATTAGCCCGCTGGGTTGCGGGGCTGGAGCGGGTGCAACGGGTTTCGGGGGCGTGGGGGCGGGCTGGATCTCTTTGGGTGCCTCAGGCACGTCAGGCGTCCGGTCAATGGTGAAAGGCGTGTCGCGGATACCCTGCCACCTGCGGAACGCCTTCTCCAGCTTTATGTGATACCCGTGCTTGGCATATCCAGCCCCGTTGTAGCCTCGCGCCACGCCGCGCCAGTCGTGGGCGCGCAGTTCGTCGTCTAGCCCCGCCGCGACGATGAAATCCACCACGGCTTGAAGTTGTTCCGCCTCGCCTTTCAGGAATGCCTCGACCATCGCCTTGGCCGTGCGGTACTCGACCATCATGCAGTTGAAGCCCATGATCTGCCCAAGGCCCCAGCTTGCCGACCTCAGGGCCGCGTTTATGTTGATCTTCATGGCCGCTTCTAGGCGTGGGTAACTGTCGCGCGGATATTCCTCGGCCCCCCACTTACGATAGGCCAGCCCTTCTTTCACGGCCCGGTCCCGTGATTTCCCCGGCCCTAGTTCGCGGTAGAACACATGTGGTTCGAACAGCATCTTGAGCCGCCCCTGGCTGTCCCATCCGCCGCCGCGCGTTTCCACATCAAGGATTGCGTGAATTTCATCCTCACCAACGCCGATATCCGCGCCGATCCGGGGCAGGTCAATGTCGGTCAGTTTCTTGCCGCTACCTTTGAAGTTCATCCGTCTTTCCTCTCAGTTGTTCGCCCGGTTACACGCCGGAAAATGGTGCGCTAAGAAAAATTGCAAACGCGCCCGATATCACTCCGGCTATAAGCGACCCCATGATCAACCGCACCAGCCATTTGAGCGTGTCTTCAATACTGCATAGCCGTGAGTGAATGTTTTTGTTGTGGACGGCAATGGCAGCACCGTCCATTTCAAGCGTCCTCAAGCGGACTTCAAAAGCTGCATCAGTCATTGCGCACCATTCATTTTTTGATGTGTCTCCGTATTGCCGCCATGATCCGGCGCACGATTGTTCGGCTGAAATGCTCGCCCAAGACGAATGCGCCGATAAAGCTGGCCAGCCCGATGCCCAAAGATGCCACTCGGATTTTCCCCGGCAGGTCTAGAAACGCCTGATAATATTCCGCCGGTTGGACCCACATACGCAGCCCCTATCAAGCCGCCGTAAAAGGCTATTTCTGTCAAATCCTGCGGCAAAAAGATGAAACAGGCACCAATGACAAAGGCGGCGAACGCAATCATCTTATCAAAAAACAGCGCCCAGATAAAGCCTATAAGTGCATAAACCATACCGTAATAAACCCAAAGGTGATCCATCGGAACGGCCTTGATTAACTGCACCGCAAGAACGCCAAGCGCCAAGGCTACTGCGCCGTGCCGGGTCCATACGAAAGCAACCGCGCATGATACCAGCAACCAAGGCCAAACCGGCGACATGCCATTGAAAAACAGCGCAAGGCCAACGAACCACGGCGCGAGTATTAGCGCGGCGCGCATTAGCGACCGCCGCCGAACACAACCGGACCCGGCTCATCATAACAGAGGCACGCCGCCATTGCGCCCCTAGCGTCAACCTTGTCCAAAGCGCCCAAAGCAACCGTGCATTCGGCCTTTACCGTGTTGACTTCTGCCGCGCCTTCGCAGTCCTTGGCTTCTTCGTGCATGGCAAATAAACGCTTTGCCGACGAACGGGCGTTTCGGGTGGCGCGCTTTGCGGCCGTGATGTTCTCCTGAATAGTTTTGATTTCAGCCATCATTTTTGGTGTGCATTTGATCATAGGTTTTTCCTTGCGTTCTGCGCGCGTGGCGCTAATGTGGGCCTATCGGCTTCCTTCGTCTAGTCGCTCCTCTCTGTTGACCTCCCAAACTGAGCCCGCCTTGTGCGGGTGTTTTTTTGTTTGCGTCGTCTCGGACTACATACTACGCATTGGGAACTCTCAAAACCCTAAAGCCCGCAGCTGCGCTGTCGTCTGCGCCTACAGTGACGCGCTCAAGGCTAAACGCGCCGCCACTTTCTCTGACTAAAAGAAGCATGGCAGCATCGCCATCGGCGCTAGGCGGGAGCCACCTAGAAACAGCCACGTCAGCCCCAGCTATTTTTATAAATACCTCTAACTGCCCGTCTTCGGTTCCATCGGTCACATCCGTGGCACCCGAATTTAAGGTGGCGTAGTCGACGCGCTCCCCCGCGCTGTTACGCCCCCGGAACCGTATACCGCCTAACCTATCCCCATCAGCGGGGCTGGCTGAAAGCCTGTCGAGAAGCAGGGTAGGTCCAGCCAATGCATCAACTGCCATACTCACCAAGCCGCCAGAGGTTGTGCGTATTTGCACTTCCCTTGGGTCTTGACTGGCTCCCATTTCGATAAGGTTCTGAGGGTAGCTAACGGAGTCGCCGGTAGTGGTGGCATCGGGGATTATGATTGTAACCTCAGTGGCCCCGTTGAGGTAGATCGGCGCGACAGTAATCGTCGCCATTAAGTCCGCTGCTGTCAGTTCAATGGTTATCCGCCTAACAACCGCTCCCGCTTTGCCCACCTTTGGCTCTAGCCAGTAGTGCCTGCGCGCTGCGTTATTGTCATCGTAACGGAATATATTGTTTTTGAATGTCATTCCGTCAGCGTCTTCAATCAAGAAGTCAATCGGATCAACACCCGTTAGCGGGAACTGATTATACATCAGAGCGCCGGTGACCGCCCCGAACTTGACCCCGTTCAGACGCATCCCGACGCTGCGTGCATTAATATGGCCTCCGAACCACTGAAAGAAAGGCTCCCGCCCGGTACGCTCGAACGAAAGCCCTTCATCTGCCCCGTTTATGACGCACTGGTGAAAGGCAATCGCCTCTTGAACGCCACCGTGCGCTTTAACTCCTATTGTCGCACCGCCGTCTGTGGTGGCTGTGTTTGTAGAAACCGTTAGGTTGGTGGCAACATTGATCCAAAGGTTAGTTAGAATTGGATAGTAGCTTTCAGAAATATCGAGGCCGTGATTAAACTTCGGCACGTCGTCGGCAGTGCTTGTTCTTTGGTAAATCCGCAGATTGTCTATACTGAAATGATAAAGACCGCTGATAGTCGGACCGTCTGTGAAATTAACCTCTTCGGTACTCTCGTCTATTGCCCCGCAAGTGATATTGTTAAATATCCCTCCACGGTTGATGCTAAGACCCTCACCGTCGCCGATGACTTTGAACGGGTATCCGCTGGAAGCCAGCGCAGGCTCAAATTGCATATCCGCGAGTTGAACCGTGTGTTGCCGCTGTCCAGCCAGCACGCCAGTACCCTCGAATAATATGCCCCCGGTGGAATTATTCACCAAGAATGTGCTCTGGTTCATGCCCGCGCCGCGCAACGATATGTGGTCAGCGCCGGGGTTCAGGTCGTCCAATTCGATGGTTGCTAGGCTGTCCAGACGATAGGCACCATACGCGAGTCCAATGGTGCTACCTGCAACAACCGCAGCCATCCAGTTGTTTATTGGCGTGGTGTCATTCCCGCCGCCAGCGCCGTTCGCCGAGTATTCCTCCGGGTACAATCCCCCAGCGTCCAGCTTTGTGCCGTCCGTAGCAATGTCGCGCCCGTTTACTGTGCCTGCAAACGTGGTAGTTTGGTCGTGCAATAGTCGCAGGGTCTCAGTGCCGGGTGTTGTTAGGCCAGATACAAGCACCCCAGCCTGACCCGTCCGAAACACAAGATCGGTCTTTTGATCGTCTTCGTCTACCCACGCGGCGGATGACTCGGCTATGATCGACGCAGAGTATCGGATATCAGCCTCGGTAAGTCCCTCACTATTTCCGCCAAACGTATACTGACCGAGTTTCCAGCCGGACCCAGTGGGAATGCTGTCCGTCTGTAAGTGCGCCGCTGCATACTTACCTTCGAAGTTCGCATTGGAACCGGTGCGTTTCCCGAGAGACAGGAAGTGAGGGGATGGAGCTGTAAGACTGCTGTCAATAAGGGCTATTCCTGCCGCGCCGGATGAAGCGTTCACAATCAAATTGGCGTGGACAACACTGTCAGTCGTGGCAACGCCTTGATCAAGGTCTTTCAGGGCGTCTAGATCGGTCGCCTCGTCATCCATCAACCCGCCCGCAGAACGAACCGCCGCCGTGGTTACTGCGGCAACCGGGTTTTGAAACCAGCTTCCTGCGAATACCGATGTGGAAGCGTCGTCAGCTATCGCAATAATTTCCTGCTCAGCAATAAAAGTTACACCGTCAACAGTGCCGCCCGTCTGGACATAGTAGGCCCAACCCCGCTGCGCGGACCCGCCGCCCGGAAACGAACCAGAAGACGCGTCCCAATCCCCCCGGAACGTCACTCCCTCAATTATCGCCCCCAAGTCTGCATAGATCGCGGTGATGATCCGATTAACCTCGTCGTCAAGAACTCCTTTTGTGCTGATTTTTGGGTCTGTGCCGGTAGTCGGCAGTGCGAAGACTGGGGCTGTCATGGTGATGTCCTTATGCGTCTGTGGTGGCTGTTACACTGGCTGTGAATACCGATGCGCTTGCGTAGTCCCCCCGCGACCGGGCGAAATAGTAACGGGTTTTAGATGTGCCTAAGCCCGTTTCGGTAATGGTCACTGTGGTATTCTGTGCGGCAAATGTGGCGGACCCAATCAAGCTAGATGCGCCACTGCTGTCCGTGTCGCTGCCGTGGATTTCAATTGATCTGAAATCACCGTCGTTCGGCGTTTTGAATTCGACGACAATTTCATCCGCGCCGCCGGTTGCCGATCCGTTTGTTGGAATGTCGATAGTGATGCTAACAACAGGCGTGACGCCCGTGATTTCCACAAAACCTGAATTGCCGTTTGTCCCGATTGCGCGCACGCGGATTTCGTAAGTCTGGCCAGCCGTGCCCGTCATAAACCCGAAAACCTTGCTTGAGCCATCGCGGACAGCCTCGCCTATAAGCCCGCCGCTTTCATAATCGCCGCCCGTTTCGCGAATCTGCCATTCGTAGGAAATAACGCTGGATGTTGACGGATCAAACGCAAACCGAATGCGCGGGATGGTGCTGCCGCCTGACCCAAGATTGACCGCATCGCCGGTTGTGACAGAAATCGCGCCAGGGTCTGCCGTTCCGTTGCGCGCGCTCACATACGTCTCGTTGTAGACCGTTTCTTCGTCCGTCGCGGGCGTCCACGCATAGATTGATTCCGCGTGCTTTACGAGAGACGCAGGCAGGCGCATCGCCACTTCGCCACTTTCGCCGATTGGGTCCAAGCCTGGGTGGATGTTCTCAATCTCATAAATACCATCCAGCGCGTCATATGGCGACGGCAGGGCAATGGTAGCGGTTGCGCCGCCTACCAAGTCAAACGCCTCTGGGGGCAGCGTGCCGCCAGCAATGCGCTCCTGCCTGCGAAGGCGTAAGCCTGTAATCTTGCGAACCCGCATTGCCTGAGTTGGGCTTCCACAAAACGGCAACGCCAGCGTTTTAACCGAAGGAATGCCACCGTCTGCCGTTAGGGCATCTGGGATTGACCAAGGCAGCAATTCGGCGGTTTCATAATCGCGGGCGCTCGAAAGATACGTCACCCGCAACTCGTTGACCAGATTGACGCCCGGCACCATGTCGGGGAATTCAAAGCCATCGCCGAGAAGGTAGGTCAGCGTTTCGGTCGGTGCGCGATAAACGCCGCCCGCATATCCCAGCTTTCCGCCAACGCGCACAAAGTCAGCCGCGCCGCTTATCATCATCGGGTTTAGCTGGTCCTCAATTTCGCCGTCTGTCCAAACAACGGTTCCAGCGCAAGTATATCGTGCCTCGCTTCCGCCTGAGTTTAGGGCGATTGAAACGTCGCAATCGTTCGGGCCATCTGCGTTAAACGATGCGTGGATTTGCCCCTCAAGATAGGATCGGATCGGGTTTTGTGCTAGAGCATCGCGCACGCAAAGCGCGTGGTTTTCGGACCATTCCCAAGTGGATGGATCATCTGGATCATGCGCGCCCTCGCGCGGGTCATAGATTAGCGACCACTGGCCCTCAACCTCGACCAGTGGCGGGCTAGACGGCCAGCGTTCTGCGCGTTCGCCCGACGCGCCAGCGTCCAACTTTAGCCAGATCATAGTGCGGCCCTTCCACGCGTCAGACGCCTGCCACAAGTCTTCCCGCGAACCGCCAACATACGCCGCGCCGGTTGTAAAAGCCGTTGGCGGTGCTGTGTGGTCGCCCCGGCTAATCCAAACCGTGACGTGATTTAGAAACGGGTCAGCCGTTGCCGTTGCCCCCGATCCGCTCAAATCAAACGCATTGCCGGTCAAGGTCACCTCGCGCTTGTCAAGGTAAAGCGTAAAGCTGGACAGATCAGATGGCCGCGAATTCAAAAGCCATGCGCCCCAGATATGGACGCCCTTTGTCGGCGTGCCACATGGCGTTCCGGTTGCGCGCGTGTCGCCATAGACAAACCGATACGCCGGTTCTGTGCTTGGCAGTGACAACTTGGCCGACACATCTTGAGCCGTTGGCTGTGACTGCCCAAATATAGCGGAAATTGCGGTATTAACCAGCGCGGTAAACGCTATATTCAACCCTGCATTTATAACCGCTAAAGCGGTTGAAGCACTGATGCCAATTGCGCCAGCGGAGGAAACAAGAAGCGCAATCCCTTGTGCAATCAAATTCGGCATGCCCACGCCCCCAAAATATCAGCGCGGTTTACAGTCATTCCGGCCTCCGATTTACTGGCGAATTCGCCGTGGTTGATGCATACCGCCAAGGCCGCGCCAAATATATCCGCGCTTGCGATTAGGGCCATGTCGCCCGCTTGGGGCGTGTCGGTTTCGATCAAGTCAAACGTGGCCCGGCACCATCCAAGATATCCGCCCGCCCGCTTGAGTATCCGCGCCGCGCCTAGTGCCGTCCTGTAGCGCGCCGCACAGCCTTCAAGCGGGTCCACGCCATGCAGCATTTCAAACGCCGCACAAGCCGCCGTGCAGTCGCTGCGTAGGCCCCACACAAACGGGGCGCGTAAGTGGTCCCATGCTGCGTTGAAAGCCACCAAGGGGGTCACTCCGGCCATGATTTTGGATTGAACTTATTGCGGTTCGCGTTTTGGACGTGTCGCCCTGCGGTGTCGCCTGCGAAATCTGATAGCTGGTCCTCATATCCGTGAGTGATCGAAGCTGATGCGCGGGCTGATGGGCCGACGCCCACGCCTAGAACCATGTCATGCGCAAGGCCACCCTCTGCGCGTGATAGCGTGCCCGACCGGCTGTCAAAATAGCCCGTGAACAACTCAACCGGGTCTTCGCTCAGCGTGTTGCCGCCTGCCGTCGTCGTGGTCGCAAACCAAACCGTAAGCGTGCGCCCGCGAATGACCTTGCCGCGCTCGCCAAGCATATCAGCCACGGTTGCTGCAACGCGCACGGTTGCCCCAGAGGTTGCCAGCCCGCCCGCTTCCGCCGGTGCTTGGAACTGCACCAGCTTGCCCGCGCCGGACCATGTTTGACTGTCCCAAGATAGATCGCCAACGCCCGAATGTATGCGGACTGTCTCACCCGGCCAATCGGCATACGTCAACAAAACTGGATAAAAATGCCCGCCAAGGTCCGTGATAAGGCCAGCCGTTGCGCCGCGCGTTAAAGCCAAGGGTCAACCTCCACAAATCCGCCTGCGTATTCGTCTGAGAACACCTCGCGAAAATCCCAAGTGAACCCAAATGTGCCCGATACGGTTTGCACAGATCGGGGCACGTCAGCCGCTTCAAAGACAATTTCCTCGCCGTGACCGATGCTAACCAAACCCGTCAAGGTAAACGCCGCCGCTTTGTCTGTGCGGATTGTCGCCACGCCAGACCCGTTAGATGTTGCGGTTTTCAAAACATAGGCGGTTTCTGTCGTGGTGCCATCCGTCACGCTAATTAGTTCCGATGGTCGCGCAATGACCTGTGACGGTGGCAGGCCGGAAACCGTAAGCCCATAATAGCCGCTGTCAGTTACGGGTGCGCCTGACAAAGCATAGTCGCCGTCGCCCCAACTTATATCCGTTCCGCCTTCGGTCCATACTAATTCGGTCCCGCTGTCGGTCCAAGTCAAGATTGTATTTCTCAGGTCCTGACCTATCCGGGACAAATACCAGAGCGACGAAAGGCAAACCACACGCGTAAGGTTTGGAGCGCCTGCCCATTGCTTGTTCAACATCCGCACATAGCCCGCGCCGTCTAGGTCCGTCCCGATGCCAGACACGTTGGCCGTTGCTACGCGCCGCGCCCGCTGTGCCGATGATGTGCGAGCGCGCCCTTCGATTAGCCCGACCGATCTTGACTGCGGGAAAACGTCAGCAAGTTCCCATCCGGTAAGCTGGAAGGGGGGCCATTTGATCACATTCACGGTCATGGCGACCACCCCGCTTTGCTGTTTCTAAACGATGCCTGGGATTGCGAAACGGCTTGAGCGGTCAGGCCGGGCGCGGCCTGCCTGACAACCGCGCGGGATTCGTTTTGCGCGATTTCAACAAGGACACTAGGGTCACTGCGGAGGATAATTTCAACAGGACCGCCACCTCCCTCTCCCATCATGCGCTTTGACATTTCATGGGGAATGACTTGCGACCCGCGCGGCAAGTTGATTATTTCACCGCCACGTTCATTGATCCGCGCCAGCCCGCCGGGCGCGCTAGGCGTACCGTTTGCAAAACCAAGCAACCCCTTGAGAAATCCGCCGCCGCCAAAAAGGTTCTTTAGAAATCCGCCGCCGCTATTGCCGCCCGAAAGACCGCCGCTCCAAAGCCTTTCGAAAGCCCGGTTCGCCAGCATTTCCGCAAAGCTCGCGAGAAGTCCCTTGAGCGTTTCGCCAAGCGACTTGGCCCCCGTAATCAAGCCCACGAACGCGCCGCGCATGATTTCTTTGGTTTCGGACATTCGCTCTTTAAGCGTCTTGGTTTTTTCCGAAAGTTCATCAAGCGCCTTTGAACCTTTCCCGGTGCTGCCCCCGGTGCTTTCCAGTTCCTCGCCCAACTCGGCGACCGATTCCGTTACTCCGTCAATGGAAACTTCTGTTTCAGCCCCACTCTCGCGAAGCCGCGCGAGGCTATCCAGCGGGGCGTTTAGGTCAGCCACAGACCGGCGGAGGCTGGCATTGAATGCAGACGCGGAAGATTTAAGATGGGCGGCGCGAGCATCCATTGATTCGGCAAACCCCGCGCCAAAACCGACCGCATTGCTTTCGACCCCAACGGATTTCATAAACCCGTTCCAAGTATCGGCCATCTTCGCGGTCATATCTGCGAAAGAGCGAACAATTCCGGCAAACGCAGAAGTGAACGCAGCCTGTATGGCTTGAGCAGAACCTGCAATGCCTTCCGCAAGAAGGAACGCGCCTTGCCTTACCCGTTCCCAAACCTCAATCGACACATCTTTAACTAGACCAAACGCCTCACCAAACCCACCAACCCTGGAAATAAGTCGCCCGATTGCCAGGATCAATTCAGCGGCCCCGATTACCAGAAGCCCGAAGCCCGTTCTTGCAATCGCGGCACGCAGACCCGCCAGAGAAAGGGAAAGTTTAGTAACCGCGCCTACAGCAGCAACGCCAATCGCCAGCGCAAAACGCCCCGCCATAAGGCTAGCAAACGCCGCAGCAATAGCAGCCATCCGGCCTATGTTTTCGCCTAGCGTTTCAACGATAACGCGCAGCGCGCCGCCCTCGCGCATACCCGCAACAAAGGCATCCGCAACAGCCTTCAAAGCCGGGGCAAGCGCCACAGCCAGCCGGTTAGATAGCGCCTCAGTAGCGAATGATATCCGCGAAAAGGCGTCGTTTGCCTCTTCGACCTTAGCAGCGTCTACAGCCGAAATTGAAAGCCCAAGCTTATCGACTTCCGTTCGCGCCGCCCGGATAGCATCGCCGCCTTGGATTAACAGCAGCGCCATTTCTTTATTGCGAATGCCTAGATCAGCCAGAAGGCTTGTCGTCTGTTGCGCCGAAAGGCCCAATTCCTTGATCCGGTCCGCAATTACCGCAACCCGTTCGTCGGCGTCCAGTTTAGTAAGGTCGCTGGCCTTTAGCCCGATTGTTTCCAGAGCGTCCGCCGCAGCGCCGCCCTTGCGCTCCGCATCGGACAAGCCGCGCCCCAACATCTGCATAGATTTATTAAGCGCCGACGCGTCAACCCCGGCATCGCCCGCCGCAATCTGCAAAGCCCTGAGAGCATCAATAGAGCCGTCGATTGACCTGGCAATCTTCGCCTGACTATCAATGAAAGAAAGGCCATTCTTTGCCATCGCCACAACAGCCACGCCAAACGCCGCCGCCGCCGCCGCAAAGGCAACCTTAGCCTTGGCAGCAAAGGCCGACATGCCGCTTTGGCCACGACGCAATCCGCTATGAAACTTGGCACTGTCAAGTCCTAAATTAACCCGGAGTGCGCCGATTACTGCATTGGCCATTTAGTGTTGCATCCCGTTTATTGCCGCATCCCAGCACGCCGCGATTTGCTGCATTTGCATCGGCGTCTTTTTCGTTTTGGGTTTGGGGTTTAGCATGTCTTCCAGCTTGGGAAACTTCTTGCCATCAACCCGGCCAAGCATTGCGGTTGTGTGCGCAGACCATGCCCGGTTTGATTGCTCACGCTCCAGACGCTTGCCCGCGCCCGTCATGTGCGCGATGTATTCACGCAAGGTTATTCGCCAGAATTGTTCTGGATCAAACCCTGCGGAAACATAGTCGGCCAACAGGTCTGGCCACGCTATGCGGCTTTCCTGCTGGCCGTCGCCTTTTCCGCATCGGCATCCGGGAACGTCGCCTCAACAGCCTTGGCCAGCTTGTCGATTGCAACCAAAAGACCGGCATCGTCGGCGATATCGCCAATGGCCCGCAACGTTTCCCGGTTAGGCTCGGACCATTCAGGCCGTGCCTCACAAAGCGCGCCCCATAGCATTTTGCGAAGATCCGAAAAGCTGATGCTTTCCGGTGTCGCAAGCAGGTCCACAATCTTCGAAAAGGGCTGTGCAAACAGATCCTCAAGTTCGCACATTGCGTTGGTTGTGAAGCGCAGAGTGTAAACCTCTGCGCCCGCATCAAGCCGAATTCCGCCGCGTTCTTTGTTTGCCATATTATGCGGCCGTATAGCTGGAGGTCAGCTTGAACGTAACCGTTGCAGTCATTCGGTCATTGACCGGAACAGTTGCCTCATACCCGGTCAAGATGCCCGCAAAGGTCCAAGTCGTGTCACCAGGGAAGGTAATCTGATAATTGGTTAGCGTTGCGGTTTGCCGCTTTGCTTGCAATATCGTGTCGTCGCCAGCGCCGGGCAGGAAATGGATATCAAAGGAACACTCGCCCGGATCGGTAAGACCCGCGATGAATTCCTTTGTGCGGTTCGGCGACAACATGTGGGTAACTTCGATGATGTCAACTTGATCGCTTGGTGGCGAAAGGTCCATGACCTCGGCGAGTGCGGTAAAGACTTCCGGGGAAGCCCCGTCGCCGACTGCGAAAGTGGCTCCGAAGCCGATTGCGGCGGTTGATATAGCCATATTAAAGGCTCCTTCTGAGGGATTAGTACGCAGTCACTGCGTTCTGACGGCCTTGCCTAAGAGCCGGATGAGGCAAACGGGTTTCCCCGCTATGAGTGGTGGATTTGGTAATCCTGCCTGATGCCAAACAGCTTGTCGGCGTCGTTTGATCCGACGGATCGTAAGTTGTCTTCGTTTTCGAGGAAAACGCCTTGGAACGTCCCACTTTTGTGGGCGCTTAAAAACAAGAATACGGCGCGCGCCGTTAATTCCGCCGCTCCGTAGGTAACGCCGTAAATATTCACTTGCACCCTGTATTGGTTATATGATGACGCGCCGGACATGTGATAAATTGTCACTTTGCTTGCGACCGCCATATTGATTGCTGGAACCGCAGACCCTTGCAGGCGTTCACCCCAAGTAATCCGCGTCCCGACCTTTGCCGAAATGCCAGCGTCCGCCAGCATTAATGCGCGCAAAGATTCTTTCATCAATCAGCCCCTTGCCCGTTTGCGCGCCGCGCGCTTTGCAGCCTTTGAGATTTCGGCCCAAAGTTCTTTTTTGATATCTTCCAAGACTTGCCTTTTTCCACCGTCCCAAGCCGGGCGCATGAATGGTTGTGGTCCGTGGTTTACGTTTCCGAATTCCTGGTTGTGCGCCGCCGGGTCAGGCCCCGCGCCTGCGTAGACTTCGGCTGATGCCTTGCCGTTTTTAACAAGTCGCCGATTGATACCCTTTTGACGTTTGGAAAGCTGCGTCCCGACGCCTATGCCTGATTGCAAATCGGGTGCGCCTGTTGCGGAATTATTTGGGGCCATCGCCCGCGCGGCTTCGGCCACCGGCTTCAAGGCGTTCAACCCGGCCCGCCGCAGAACACCGCGCCCGCTGGCCAAGGTTAGATCATCCATAGCGGCTTCAATCTGGCGAAGGCCCGTCACAGAAACAACCGTCATAGCGTCACCCCGAATTTTGCAGCGTGTTTCTTGAAATCATTGGATATATAGGCCCAAATAACGCCATACGAAAAACCTGCATCCACCATTTGCGCACCGTGGCTCTCTAAAACGTACCACTCATCCAGGAACTTCCCCCGGACATTATCAGGCATCCGCTCAAGTTTTACCCAAACCGATTGGAACCCTTGGGAATTAATTTTGATGTTTACACCGGCGGTTGCCACTATTGAACTGCCCCCGACGTTAAAAACTGTTTTCCGTTGCGAAACCCGCGCCGCCCCTGTATAAACCTTTTTACATACCGCAAAAAGGAAAACCACAAATGCGCCCGATTGGAATACCTTCCGAACTTGGAACCGCCGCGAAAACCTTGATAGACAGTGGAGCGACATTTAAGGAAGTAGCGCGAACCCTTAACATGACCAGAGCGAATGTTTACTTTCTTATAGTGCGCGTGACCAAAGCTAATCTGGCTATGGAATCGGCCAAACATCATGCGGGGGCCTTTTTAGGTGCCAGGGCGGTAAACACTTTGAGAAAGATTTCCATTGATATCTACGAACTAGACGCGCTTGAAAGAACGGGCGCGCTGTCCTGCGCCGAATTATTGAGAATCCCAAACTGCGGGGCAAGAGTAATAGAACAGGTTAATAATTGGCTCGCGAACAACAGCCTTGAACCACTCGCGCTGAAATCTGTCATTGAACCGCCCCCGCCGTGATTTCCAAGCCCAGCTTGCGCCCGATTTCCTTGATCCCAAAAATATCATACGTTACGCCGTCCAGCGTAATCCGATTGGCTGGCGTGATAGCCCGCGTGTTCGCGTTGCTCAGGACTTTGAACCGTGTCGTGACCTGCGCCGCGATTTCGCCAGCCTTCCAGCGTTCGCCGTCTGAAACGTCGGATTTTTCGGCCCACTCCTTTTGAGAAATGTCCGTCCATCCTTCCGCCTGCCCGCCGAAAGCATCGGTCGCGCCAAGGTTTTCGGTGAATGTGATTAGCCGGTCGCGCGCGCCGTTACCCATACCAGCCGACCCGCTCATTACTGATTAGCGCGTCGAATGCTTTTGGAGCGTCGTAAGTATTAGCCTCGCCGACCGTTTCGCGGGTTTCGTACCAGTGGCCAACCAACATCAAAAGCGCATGGCGCACGCCCGCCGGAACGTCTGTGCCAGCATCGCCGAACCCGGCAGCATACGTGATTTTGATTGCATCGCCACGAGACTGTGCCGAAGGCCACGAAAACCCTTCCTTCGGCTTGCACAAAACATGGTCCCGATCAAGCCGGGTTTCATAATTTGACAACGTATCAGTTTGCAGCGCGCCGTCCGCATCGTAATATTCAACCGATGTGAGCGATTGAAACGGCCCAATAGCCAAGCGCACATAGCCCGGCGATTGCGGAACCCACTGCACCCAGCTTTGCGTTATCATTGCCCGGCCCAAAACGCCTGTCGCGTCAACATAGGCCACCGCCGCGCCGATCAATGCCGTTAGATATGTGTCATCGTCGCTTCCGGTAATCCGAAGGTGGGTTTTTACCTCGGTAACGCTAACCGGCGTGACTGCGGGCGCAGCGGACCTTGCAAGGGCAGTGAAGGACATTTATTTGCCTCTGCGCTTTGCGGCTTTTTCAGGGTTTGCCGCTTTCATGGCAAATTCCGGCTTGATACCATCGCGCACCAACTCCGCGTGTCCCGCGTCAACCATCCGCTTGGCCTCGTCTGGCGAAACGCTAAGACAATGGCCGATGTGTTCTGGACCGGACAATGAAGCCCGGCCCACCAGCAAACGAACGCGGATCAA